GCCGATTTCTCCCTTTTCTTCTCCCTAACCCCACCTCCTTCTTCTCCCTGTCCTGAAGCGATCTTCCCCGCGGTTGTTCGAGCCGATGCGAGGGAAATCCTGATGGCATTGAAGCATTTGACGCAGGTGGAGGTGGCGCGCCGCTGGTGCCTCAGCCCCCGCACGTTGGAGCGTTGGCGCTGGCTGGGCCAGGGACCGGCTTTCCTGAAGCTTGGCGGGCGCGTTGCCTATCGCGTCGAGGACATCGAGGCCTTCGAGGCGGCACAGACCCGCGACGCCACCAGTGCGCCGCAGCCGGCGCAGGCAAACATGCGCGCCCCGGTGCCCCAGCGGCAGGCGGCGTGAGACCGGCCATGGGCAAATCCTCCCGCGATAAGGGCCTGCGCCGCGAGCGCGCGATCGTCGATATCCACACGAAGTGCGGCCTTCGCGCCGAGCGCGTGCCGCTGTCCGGCGCGGTCCGGTACCGCGGCAACGGTGCCGATGTCGACCTCTACGTCCGCGGCGCCGAGCCGGTGAAGGCAGAGGTCAAGGCGCGCGGCGAAGGCGACGGCTTCAAGACACTGGAGCGCTGGCTCGGCGGCAATGATGCGCTGTTCCTCTGGCGCGATCGCGCCACGCCGATGGTGGTCCTGCCGCTCCACGTCTGGATCGAGATCGCGCGCCGCAGCGTGCGCTGCACGGAGCCCGACGCGATCGCCGAGGTGACGCCGTGAGCCCGCGCATCGCCCGCCGCGTGCACGCCATCGGCGAAGCGCTCCGCATCTTGGCCGGCGGCACGCTGCTCGCCGGCGGCTTCATCGCGCTCCTCTGGCTCGCCGAGCTGGCGACCATCCCATGACCGCCATCCCCATCCCGATGCCCGCGCCCGCCTGGCCGCCTGCATCGCCCACCCAGCCGGGCACCTCCTCGTTGAACGGGACCACCATGATCAACCGAACCACTCTGGCGCAGCTGCGCGAGATGGACGCCGCGCAGGCCGCACGCCTGCCCGTCGATCATCTGGCGCTGCTGCTGGAAGAGGTCGCGGCGCTCAAGGCCGACGCCAAGCACCTCGCCGACCTGCTGCACGACGCGCTGCATGCCCGCTATGGCGCACCCGCCGCCGCAGCCCGTCGCGCCGAGAGCAAGGAGACGGGCCGCGTCCGCATCGCGGATGACGCCTTCGAGGTCGTCGCAGACCTGCCGAAGAAAGCGTCGTGGGACCAGCCGAAGCTGGCCGCGGCGGTCGCCACCATCGTGGCGTGGGGCGAGGACCCTGCGGACTACGTCACCACCGAGATCCGCGTGCCGGAAAGCCGCTTCACGGCCTGGCCGCCGCGCATCCGCGCGGTCTTCGAGCCGGCGCGCACCGTCGCCACCGGCCGTCCCTCCTACGCCCTCGAAAAGAAGGACGCCGCGTGATGGCGCACGAACTCCGCATCCAGGTCGTCATCCCGCTGCAGGGCGATGCCGTCGCCCGCGCGAAGGACGTCGCCGCCTTCGAGCCGACGCTCGACAGCTTTACCGAAGTTGTCGCGCGCGCCGGCGGCGACATCAAGGTCGACGTCATCAAGGCCAAGCCGCGCGCCGTGAAGGGGGAGGCGCACTGATGGCGATCTCCCTCGCATCCCTGCGGCGTGGTGGTGACGCGCGCCCGCCGCGGCTGCTCACCTATGGCGTGGCCGGTGTCGGCAAGACGCTCTTCGCGACCTCCGCGCCTCGGCCGGTGGTGGTGCAGACCGAGGACGGCCTCGGCACGATCAGCGCTTCCACCTTCGGCGTGCTGCGCAGCTTCGACGCGGTGATGGAGGCGCTCGGCAGTCTCTACACCGAGGCGCACGACTTCGAGACGCTGGTGGTGGATAGCCTCGACTGGCTGGAGCCGCTGGTCTGGCAGCACACGGCGCAGACCCACAACCAGCCGGACATCGAGTCCTTCGGCTACGGCAAGGGCTACCTGGCGGCGCTGGATACCTGGCGCAGCTTCCTCGATGGCGTGAATGCGCTGCGCGACGAGCGCGGCATGGGCGTGATCCTCATCGCCCACGCCGAGATCAAGCGCTTCGACAGCCCCGAGACCGAACCCTACGACCGCTACCAGCCGAAGCTGCATCGCAGCGCGTCCGCGCTGGTGCAGGAGCATGTCGATGCCGTGCTCTTCGCGAACTATCGCGTCAGCACGCTGAAGTCGGATGTCGGCTTCAACAAGAAGGTGGTCCGCGGCGTGAGCGGTGGCGACCGCCTGCTGCACACCGCTGAGCGGCCGGCCTTCCTGGCGAAGAACCGCTTCGGCCTGGCCGAGACGCTGCCGCTGTCCTGGCCCGAGCTCGCCGCCGGCATCCCTTTCTACGCGACGCCGCCCAGCGCCGCCCCCGCCTCCACACCCGAAGCCCGGAGCTGACCCATGGCATCCCTCAATGGAACCTTTGACGCGACCGAGGTCGCCCCCGCCGTCCCGCTCGAGGTGCTGCCGCCCGGCAAGTACCTCGTGCATCTGATCGAGAGCGAGATGTTGCCGACCAAAGCCGGCGACGGGCAGCTGCTCAAGCTGGTGTTCGAGGTGCTGGAAGGCCCCTCCGCGCGCCGGAAGATCTTCGACCAGCTGAATTTGGTGAACCGCAACGAGCAGACGGTCGAGATCGCGCAGCGCACGCTGTCGGCCATCTGCCACGCGGTGGGCCAGGTCCACGTCAGCGACAGCGAGCAGCTGCACTTCAAGCCGTTGATCGTGACGCTGAAGGTCGAGCCGGCCGGTCCCGACAAGTACGGCGTGCACCGCGAGGCGCGGAACAAGGTCGCCGGGTACTCGGCCGCCAACGCCGGCGCGGTCGCCGGCACCACCCCGCGCCCTGCCAGCCCGGGCCCCCGCCCGGCCGCCGCGGCACCTCCGCCGGCCGCCCGCACCGGTGCCGCGGCGACCCCGCCCTGGCGCCGCAATGCCTGATCACCTGCCGGCAGGTCGTCCGCCTGCCGGCCTCCCTCCCTCAAACCAGGATCAGGTCATGGCTGCCCTTCCTCCGCCCGCATGTCCCACCGTCACTGCCATCTACGCGGCCTATGAGGCGGCGGCGGACAGCGGCTATCGCGCGCATCTCGGTGCCTCGCTGATCGGCAGCGAATGCGAGCGCGCCATCTGGTATTCCTTCCGGTGGGCCACGCGTGCGCGCCACACCGGCCGGCTGCTGCGGCTGTTCGACACTGGCAATCTGGCCGAGGCCCGCTTCGTCGCCGACCTGCGCCGCATCGGCGTCACCGTCCTCGACCTGGATCCCGCGACGGGGCGCCAGTGGAACCTTCGCGACGCCTCCGGCCACTTCGGCGGCAGCATGGATGCGGTGGCGATCGGTCTCCGGGAGGCGCCGGCGACCTGGCACGTCTGCGAGTTCAAGACCCACAGCGCCAAGTCCTTCGCCAAGCTGAAGGCGGATGGCGTCGCCGCTTCCAAGCCGCTGCATTGGGCGCAGATGCAGGCCTATATGCAGCTCGCCGGCCTCGATCGGGCCTTCTACCTGGCGGTCTGCAAGGACACGGACGAGCTCTACCAGGAGCGCATCCGCCACGATGCCGAGGCGGGACTGCGCATCCTGGCCAAGGCCGAGCGCATCATTGGCGCCCCCCGGCCGCCGGCCCGCATCAGCCAGGACCCGGCTTGGTGGCAGTGCCGCTTCTGCGACCACCACACCGTCTGTCATGCCGGCGCGGCGCCGGAGCGGCATTGCCGGTCCTGCCTGCACGCCTCGCCCGCGCAGGGTGGCGACTGGCATTGCGCGCGCCACCACGCCCCTCTCGGCCGGCGCGAGCAGGAGGCGGGATGCGCAACTCATCTCTACCTGCCCGACTTCGTGGCCGCCGAGCAGATCGACGCCGAGGAGGATTGGGTCAGCTATCTGCTGCCGGACGGCACCGAATGGCGTGACGGGGTGCCCGCCGCCGCCATGGGAGTGGCGGCATGAGCCCGATGCTCCACGCCATCGAGCGCAAGGCCGCCTGCGGCACCTGCGTCTTCTGGCAGCTCGCCACCAGCCGGTCGGATGATGGCTATCAGGATGAGGGGCTGTGCCGGCGGCGCGCACCCTCGGCCATCCCCTCCACCAGCATCTGCAGCGACGGCCAGGACATGGGCGGCGAGCTGGGCCTGCTCACGGCCTGGCCGCGCACCTTCAGCGAAAGCGACTGGTGCGGCGAGTGGCGGGTCCACGGCGAGTACGCCGGGCGAAACCGCCCCCAGGCGGAGGCATCCGCATGACCCTCTCCCTCCGCCCTTATCAGCGCGTCGCCATCGAGGCGCTGTACGACTACTTCTCGGCCAGCAGCGGCAATCCGCTGGTCGTGATGCCGACCGGCACGGGTAAGAGCCTGTGCATCGCCGGCTTCACCCGCGAGGCGATCGCCGCCTATGGCGACACGCGGGTGCTGATCCTCACCCATGTGAAGGAGCTAATTCAGCAGAACTTCATGGCGCTGCTGCGCGCCTGGCCCGAGGCGCCGGCCGGCATCTACTCGGCCGGGCTGTCGCGCCGCGACATCCACGCGCAGATCCTGTTCGCCGGCATCCAGTCCATCCACCGCCACGCGCGGCAGGTGCAGCGCTGTGACCTGGTGCTGATCGATGAGGCGCACCTGCTCGGCCGCGGCGACAGTGGCATGTACCGCTCCTTCCTGGCACAGCTGAACGAGATCAACGCCGGGCTGCTGAAGGTCGTGGGCTTCACGGCGACGCCCTACCGGCTCGACAGCGGCATGCTCCACGAGGGGGAGGACCGCCTCTTCACCGACATCGCCTTCCAGGTGCCAGTGCTGGAGATGATCCAGCAGGGCTATCTCTGCCCGGTCGTTCCCAAGCAGACCTCGACCCAGCTCGATGTCGGCGGCGTCGGCACGCGCGGCGGCGAATTCATCGCCAAGGACCTCGAGGCGGCGGTGGACCGCGACGAGGTCACGCGCGCCGCGGTGGGCGAGATCGTTCAGCACGGCGAGGGGCGCGGCTCCTGGCTGGTCTTCTGCTCCGGTGTGGCCCACGCGCGCCATGTCCGCGACGCCATCCGCGAGCACGGCATCTCGGCCGAGACCGTGACCGGCGACACGCCTGGCCCGGAACGGGACGGCATCCTGGCGGCCTTCAAGGCGGGGCGGCTGCGCTGCGTCACCAACGCCAATGTCCTGACCACCGGCTTCGACGCGCCCGGCACCGATCTCATCGCGCTGCTGCGCCCCACGAAGAGCGTCGGCCTCTACGTGCAGATGGTCGGCCGCGGCACGCGCCTCGCCGAGGGCAAGGATGACTGCCTGGTCCTGGACTTCGCCGGCAACACGGCGCGACACGGCCCGATCGACACGGTGGATGGCCGAAAGAAGGAGCCCGCCGGCGATGGCGAGGCGCCGATCAAGGTCTGTCCCGAGTGCCAGACCATCAACCACGCCAGCGCGCGGCATTGCATCGAGTGCGACCACGAGTTCCCGCCGCCGGTGGTGAAGGTGGCGCCGCAGGCGGCGTCGAACGCGCTGCTCTCGACGCAGATCCAGGCGGCCTGGTGCGACGTGACCGGCATCACCTATTCGCGCCACGACAAGCCCGGGAAGCCGGCGTCGCTGCGCGTCACCTATGAGTGCGGCCTCGCGCGGCACAGCGAATGGGTCTGCTTCGAGCACACCGGCTTTCCGCGCGACAAGGCGGTGGGCTGGTGGCGGCGGCGTGCCGGCAATCTGCCGCCCCCGGTGACGGTCGACGAGGCGCTGGAGCAGCTGGATCAGCTGCGGCGGCCCATCGCGATCCAGGTGCGGCCGGCTGGCCAATACACCGAGATCGCCGCTGCGAGGTTCGTGTGAGATGCGCCGCTTGTCGCCTCCGCACCGCCCGCGGCTTCGGCTGGTTCGATCCGCGAGTCCGGACGTCCGAGCCGCTGCCCGCCTGTTCCATGCGCTGCATGAGCGCTCTCTGCCGGAGGTGGGGCGTGGTTGATCCCGACGAGCACGAGATCGCCGCCATCGCGGCGGCCAGCCCCATGGCGGGTGAGTACCTGGAGAGCATCGGCAAAACCGACCTCGCGGTGCTGAGCGAGGCCGAGTGGCTAACGCTGCTGGAGGTTGTCATCACCGCCTACCAGGATGAGCTCGCGCGCGTGCTAGATCAGGGTCGCCATCCAGCGCCGCCGCTCGCGGTGGGTGGCCGCCCATGAGCGGCGTCACCTCGGCCCGGGAGGTCGCGCGCCGGCTCGGCGTCTCGCACACCGCGATCCAGAAGGCAGAGCGCGCCGGACGGATCACGCGTGAGCCGAGTGGCGCCTGGGACATCGACAAGGTCCGGGCCGGCCTCGCGACCAAGAGCGCTCCGGCGCCGCGCAAGCCGTATCGTCCACGCGCGAAGCAACCGCCCTGGGCCAGGGCTGCGCATCACCTTGGCGACCTCGCATCAGACATTCGTGGCCCCGCGCGCGGGATCCACGCCGAACTGGAGCGGGCGCGCCAGGCGCTCCAGCGCGCTGCCGAGCAGATTGCGGCGCTCTATCCCGAGATCCTGCGGCTGGAGCGCGCCTGCGACGCGGCCATTGCCGCACAGGAGCGTGGCAGCGAATGACGGATGCCCCCTCCTTCATGGCCGATTACGGCGAGCGCCTGGTCGACAACGGATACTCGGTCATCCCCATCATGCCGGGCACGAAGGTGCCGGGGCGCTTCACCGGCGGGGAGTGGTCACCATACCCCGACTGGGCGCGTCACTGCGATCGGCCGACGAAGCCCTTCGAGGTGGACATCTGGCGCCGCTGGCCGGGCTGCGGCGTGGGCATTGCCACCGGCGCGCTGGTGGGCATCGACATCGACATCCTGGACGGCGCTCTGGCCATCCAGATCGCCGAGCTCGCCACGTCCATGCTGGGCGACACCCCCTGCCTGCGCATCGGCCGTGCCCCCAAGCGGCTGCTCGTCTATCGTGCCGCCACGCCCTTCGCGGGCCGGAAGCGGCATCCCCTCGAGCTGCTGGCGCGCGGTCAGCAATTCGTCGCCTATGCCGTGCACCCGGACACCGGCCGCCCCTATGAATGGCCTGAGGACAGCCTGGTGGAGCTGCCGCTGTCCCGGCTGCCGGTCGTGGACGAGGCCGGCTGCACGGCCTTCCTGGACTCTGCCTGGCAGCTCGTCCCCGACGAGGTTCGGGTCAACTCGATCCTCGCGGACGCGCCCACCAGCACCTGGCACGGCCCCAGCGACCCGAAGGGCACGCGGGACGCCATCGCCGCGGCGCTGGCCTGGCTGCCGAATGACGACCTGCCGGGCAACGAGTGGATCACCGTCGGGGCCGCCATCAAGGCCGCGATCGGCGAGGAGGGGCGCGACCTCTGGCTCGACTGGTCGCGGCGCTCCGGGAAATCGGGCCAGTCGGGCCGATCCGGCACCCCCGAGCGGCGCTGGGCCTCGCTGCGGCCGCACAGCGTCGGCGCGGGGAAGATCTACTGGCTGGCCGAGCAGCGCGGCTGGGTGCCGGATCCCGCGCTGACGCTGAACGGAACTGCGGCGGAGCAGGCGGCACAGCCGCATCCCGCGGCGGGCCTGCTGGCGAAGGTTGCGGTCGCGCCGCTGCCGATCGCGCCCCCGCCAAAGCCCTATCGCGTCCCACCCGAGCTGCTGCAGCTGGACGGCGCGCTGCGCATGTTCGTGGACTACGCCACGGCCAGCGCCGTCAGCCCGCAGCCGTTCCTCTCGCTGGGTGCCGCCATCTGCCTGGTCGGCGCCATTGCCGGCCGCCGCTATCGCACGCCGACAGACCTGCGCAGCAACGTCTACGCCATCGGCATCGCCGACAGCGGCGGCGGGAAAGACCACGCCCGGCGATGCGCGAAGCGCGCGATCTACGCCGCAGGCCTGGATCGATACCTTGGCGGCGAGGATCTCGCCTCCTCGGCCGGCCTGCTCACATCGCTGCAGCGCCATCCCGCCCGGCTGTTCCAGGTGGACGAATTCGGCCAGTTCCTGAAGCTGGTCCTGAATGCGCGCGCGCCGGCCCACAAGGCGGCCATCTGGTCGGAGCTCACCAAGCTCTACACCTCAGCCGCCGAGCCCTACATCGGCGCGGAATACGCCGACCAGAAGGCGCGGCCGCGCGTAACCATCGAGCAGCCCTGCGCCTGCATCTGGGGCGTCACCGTCCCGGGCCCGCTGTGGACCGCCCTGGAAGGCGGCGCGCTCGCGGATGGCTCCATCGCGCGCTTCCTGGTCTTCCTGACGGACGACGACTACCCGGAGCGCAATGAGACGCCGGCGGCAATGGACCCGCCGCCCGCACTGGTATCCGCCCTACAGGGGATCGCCCGCGGCGTGCCCGGCCACAGCCATGGCGGGAACATCGCCGACGCCATGGAATCCTCGGCGCCGATCCATGCCTACACGGTACCGCTGACCCCGGACGCCGAGACGGCCATGGCGCGCGTCCGCCGCGAAGCCACCGACCTCCTGCGATCGCACCGTGGCACCTACGCCACCGCCCTGTTCGGCCGATACGCCGAGAACGCGGCAAAGCTGGCGATGATCGCCGCGGTCAGTCGTGATCCCGCCCGGCCCATCACCGAGGCCCGCGACGTCACCTGGGCCTCGGCACTGGTCGAGCACTGCATCGGCACGCTGCTGCGCGAAGCCGAGCGTCTCGTCGCCGACACGCCCGCGCATTCTCGCATCAAGAAGGTCCTGGAGGTGATCCGCAAGGCCGGCCGGATCAGCCGCAGCGCCTTCGTCCGGAAGACGCAGTTCCTCTCGAAGGCCGAGCGGGAGGACGCCATCGCCACGTTGCTCGACAGCAAGCAGATCGCGATCGAGGTCACGCAGAACGCGTCGGGCCCGGGCACCAGCTGGATCATCGCCACCGAACCGCAGGAGGGCTTGAAGAGTGATGCTGCATGACGCGCGCAAACCCGCAGAAAACGGGACTCTTCAACAATTCAACTTTTCACGCGGGCGTATGCAG